GTATAGCTCTACTTTGTTGGAAACTAGCAGCACTTTGAGCGCCGGCAATACCTCTGTCTGTTTCTGTTTGTCTATTAAGTTCTCCGAATAAATAGGTTTGTGCAAGACCTTCAGTAATACCAAACTTTTCTAATTCTTCTTGTTTCCATAGATTCTTAGCTTCTATCTTTTCACTTGCACTAGCAGTATTATTATACCAATCTTGCACATCATCAGCCCAATTATCGGATCTATACTTTGTAAATAAATCAGGATCATTTAATTCAAATACACGTTGTTGTGCTAGAACTTCTCTAAGAGCAACTTTTAATCTAGGATCCCACTTTTTAATATCTTGTAATATCTCATAATTACCTGACTTCTTCGCCTCCTTGTTAGCATTATCTATTAAAACTTTAAAACCCGTCTCTGAGTTCAAGAAATCCTTTTTCTTATCACTATATTCTTGAATCTTTTCTGATACTAATTGAAAAGCTGCAGGATGTTTTCTAATTTTCTCTCTAATCTTTTCTTTTCTTTTCTCCTTTTGTTTTTCTGATTTAGCTTTTAGTGAGTCAGAGAATCGTTTCAAAGCTATTACAGTCTCACCTACTTGCGTAATTGCTTGAACAGGATCTTCTGCCTTAGCCTTCTCCACCATTTGCTGATCTCTTTCTCTGAGATTTCGATGGTGTTCTGCTAATTGAGCAGCTTCTCTATCATAATATTTTGCTAAAGTTTCAGCCCAATTAACAGGAGAACTAGTTAGTAATGTAGTATTTGGTTGTATTAAATTGTTTGCCATTATACTACCTCCTTAAATTGTACGTCAATAAGATTGTAGTTGACACCAAGAAATCCATTAGCCATAGTAACTACAGCTTCTGGTACAACTTTTTTAACATCATCAGCCATAGCACCAATATATTTCTTAGCATTACCAATGTAATTAAATTTATAAATACCTAAACCAGATGGTGATTCACCAAGTTTTTTAATATTTTCTTTGAGTAATTTGTCAGACGGTTCAATAAATAATGATCCAACATTAGCTGCTGTATTAACAATTGATAACGCATCCATCATTGCAGCATGTCTTACGCTTTGTTTAACAGGTTTAGGAGGTAACATATCAGGGAATTTCATAAATGCATTCTGAGCAAACATTTGCATTTGTTCCGATCTTGCTTTACCAGCTGCTTGAGACTTAGCTCTATTCATTTGTGAAACATTATCCGTTAATTGCTCTGCATAATCATGCCCTTTTTTAAGGTATGCACCTAAATCAACAGCACTAATACGATCCGTAGATTTACCAAGTTGACCTGATGCTTTACGTACATCACCTTGATTATTAGATAAATACTCTTTCCAATCTTGCTGGCTTTGAGTAAACATTTGATCTACTAACTGACCATGCTTCTCTTGCATTTCTGTATAGAAGTTAACTAAATTTAAATTACTAGCATCTATACCTTGTTCATATTGCACACGTTCAACTTTAGTTAAACTTAATGTCTGCATCCATTCGCGCTCTCTTTTTTTGAGCTTGTATTCATAGTCTCTTTTAGCTGCTTCATTAGCAGCTCTAGCTTTAGCTCCTAAGCACACGGCAAAACTCTATAAAGGTTAATTGGTTGGGTCCATGTTTTAATTCCCTTAGAAATTTGAACCCTAGGAATTGAAGCAACTTTAAATGTACTTTGTTGCGGGCATCTACTATATTCCACAACAGTTTATCCTCTTGACGTTCTACATAACGCTTTGCTTCTCTAGCAAAGGTTACAGGATAGTCATGAATAGCGGGTGTACATAACATCCAGATCTGTCCTCCATCATCTACTCCAGCCATACCAGCAGTCCTGCCGTTAGGCACTTCAAAGTACACACAGGAAGGTTTCTGGACAGCATCAATAAGTGCTTCTTTTGAATCTACTCCGTGACCCTCTTCGACCTCACGACGATCAGCAGGTAATAGATTAGAGGCCACTTCAAGAGCAGCCTCCATTGTTATTGGGTGAATGTAATTAGACACGACGATAGTTTTGAGTGGTATAATCTCCTTCCCATGTCATTGAATATAATGTAGCAGGGGTTGGGTGTGTCGATTTAAATTGTAAAGTTAAATTCTTATTCTTCTCATAGGTTGGTATAGTTTGACTTGCTTCTTCATTAATTTGAACACGGTTAGCAGAGTAAGCATTAGCAATAGTAGGTTCCCAGGTTTCAGTATAATCTGGTTTACCTAATCTCTTGATAGTTGTTTCATATAAACCATTAGCACCAAAATTCAGTTTAATTCTATGTACAATCAAAGACCCATTGATTAAAGAAATCCATTGATCACCTTGCGATTGTTGATAGTAAATGGTAGGGAATTCTATTTCCATATCAAACTGGTATCCCAGAATAATATTATTAGCAGGTGTTACCTCGTCTCCAGTACTACCATCTTCTACATACTGAGGATCATAAGTCTTCCAATTTCCAGGTAAGCTGACTTTTGTAACTCCACTTTCAACAAATGTAGATACATTCTCTGAGCGACCTTGAAATGTCAGGTCATTTGCACTTGGTACTACATATACTGCTAATTGTCCTGAGCTATTATTAAACCCATCTGGTATTGTAAATACAGTTCTATCATTAGTAGCATCATATGCTGATAAAGAACTTGATGGAATAGAAGTAGCATTATCTAAATGTATTCTATGTAATACATCATCTGTAGTATCTGAAGTAGTAGCTTGGTTGTCATTTATTTCAAACTCACCATCATCTAATTTCAATGAGAATTTTTGCAACACATCTTTGCCGCCATTTCTAACAACAACAAACAATGCATCATCAAGTACTGCATGGTGTTGAATCTCACCCATCAATTCCCATGTAAACCAAGCTTGCTGTAATCTCTTATCACTACTATTGTAGTATTTATATCCATATAAAGTATTAGTACCTTTCTTACTAAAGAAGATATAACCATTTTCTCTAGAGTTAGAGATAAGTTCTAATTCTTTATCAAATAATTTACTTACAATCTTAGTTTGATCTACAACAATAGGCTCACCTTCTCTTAATATCCTAGCTACTTCCCAGAATCTAGAATACTTACCAGCATTATCTAAAAAGCCTATAGTAGTACCTAATGAGATAGGATTAGTTTTATAATTAAAGTTATATGAAGATAGAGTATTGATCTTTGCAGTCTGAGGACTTAGCACATCAGAGTCCGTAGATAACAAGAACTGTTTAGTCTTAGTAAATAGTACTAATCCTGAGTTAACTTGTATACCATCCCATACAACTGCTGGTTTCTCAGAACTACATGATATATCAATGACGTCTGTTGCTGTATATGTAATAGCAGATCGTGGCCAGAAGTTATAGAAATCTCCAGGTCTAGATAAAACAACATCCTCATCACTGAGCATTACCATTCTATTTCTAAAGAAGATCATCTTATTAATCTTCTGTCCTACAAAGGATGGTTCAGGTACTGTAGTAGTATTACCACAATTACAAGAATCCCATAAGATTTGATCTACAGTAAAGCTACCATCAGCTTGCCTAACAATTTCTATAGGCATAGTACCTTGGTCAATTGTTATCTTACGTCCAGGGTCTGGGCACTCTGTCCATACTCCAGGACCATCACGACCATTTTCCCCATCAAATCTAACGAAGTGATCATCTTCAGTAGCTGCACTGTTTTTAATTTTAACTACATATCCGTTTTTACATTGAGTAGGTAAGTCAGTTATATCATTAATTTCATTAGTAACAACATTAAGTAACTCTCCCGTTGGAGAACTAACATTAAATGCAGTACCATTTGTAAGGTATATACCATTTCCTATAATTTGTACTTCAGTTGAATCAAATTCACTTGTTGCTATAATATCTTCTTGAAGTGCACCTAAAATACTTTCAGCTGTAACAGTAGTTTCGGTATCAAAAGAGGTAGGTGTAGGACGAATAAGACCAAGGTTAGCTTGTACTTGAGATGTACTTACTTCCGTAATAGTTACTTTATAATAAGCATCTTTCATCCATACGTGGAAATAATCTCCTTGTTGCCAACCTGCACCACCATAAAGTAAATCATGAGTAGTAGTATATCTACATTGATAAGTTGTAGAAGCACTACTACCAGAACCTTCTGCGTAAGGTACGGATTGGCCTAGTGTAGCTATTCTAAAATAAAGATTAGATCTTCCTGTAGCATTTACATTATTAACATTGACAGAATAACTATAATCGCCTGATACAGCATCAGTATCTACTAAACCAGTACCGCTACCACATGCGAATAGACGAGTTGCAATGTTTGGGCAGAAAGCATCTCTACCATCTGCAGCTCCAGTACCACACCTAGCATTTCTATAAGGTCTATCAGCTCTATCAGCCATATTACCGTTGCTCTCACAGTAATTATTACTAGACTTAACTAAGTCAACTTGAATTCTAGTAGCAGTTGTAGATGTAACAGTGTTGTTATTATTGAATAAGTTCAAAGCATACTGACTAGCGTAAGCTACTTTTTTTAATTCAATGTACGCTTCCGCTGGTCTAGTAGGAGCAGTGGTAGAATCCATTGCTACTGTCTTTGTACGATTCACTACATATGTATAATCGTTTAACGTTAAAGTTTGTATATCTTCATCGTCAGTGTGAGTGAGGTAAGTAGTTAATGCTGTAGCAGTACCTGAATCATAGGTAACAGTTTTTTCAGATCCATCAATACAGCTCCACATTTTAAGTATACCGTTTCTTGCGATCTGTCCTATATACTGTTCATTCTCATCTCTATAGTAATGGAACCATCTACCGTTAGTAACAGAATTATTAGATCCATCACTTAAGGATTTAACTAACTTACCCCCAGGACGTTTCATAAGCCCTTCAACCAAGTCAGGCATTACATTTTTAGCAGTAACTAATTGGCCAGGACGTTTTGAATGATCAGGCTGTTGTGATATTCCACTATTATAACTAGGGATTGTTTGTGTAATACTTGCCATTAGCGTCTCAATGCATTGTATGGTTGATAAGCAGTATAATTACTATCGTGCGGATTACCGAAATAAGAAGGATCACCCTTATCACATTCGTACTCTAAGCAAGCTGCTCTAGATTTGAATTCATCCTCCTTCAATAGTTGAGCAAGCTGAGCGTTCGTTACGAGCTGTACAGCAGCCCTTACAGCAGCCCTGTAAGTGATGTAACGTTGGAATGGGTTAGGGAGATCTTCAAACGCGTACAGCGTCACCAGGTCAAGGTACAGAGTCTCGGTAAATACATCAGTGTGATTAACTAAATCATACAACCTTCCATTACGTTGAACCACATCCTTAGACCTATCTTTTAGACCGTCATGTATATCATATCTCAATGCGTTATTCGGTATAGTTATATATCCATCAGTATCAGGTTCAGTAGCTATATGATACTCTGTATTAAAATGCCATCCTTCATTCTGTACATCTTTATTAACTTCGTTTAATATATTATATATAAATCCGACTTCAGGATTATCATAGTTGAGAGTTGTGACTGGTGACTGACCGATAGCTCCCAAGATTGAGTTCACTGCGGATAGTTCGGTATCGGTGTCAATTGTCGAGGTAGCCATAGGTATAAATTTTTGTGAATAAAAAAAGGGGACCGAGAAAGTCCCCTATTGTAATAATTAGAAAGCAGCGTTTCCTGAAGAGCCTACTGCAGCACCTGCAATAAGTTCTACACAAGCAGCTGGATTCAGATAGTCGGCTCCCATAGCCAAGCGTCCTAGAATGACATCGCCCTGATAAATCACGGATACATCACCAGAAGTTACTTGAACTTGAGGTCCGATTGCTTCGACAACACCTGCGCCTTCCTTCTGGAAGATAAGTCCACAGCTGTTAGCGAATTCTGTCTCTTCACCGTACTCGTTATTGATTCCGGTTACGTCAGCTGCAGCATCTTCAATAGCTTCACCAACGAATGAGCCAGTGTTGCCAGGAGAAGTTACTCCAGGGTTAGTAGCAGAAGCAGAACCATACTTAGTACCGTACTGACTCATGAACGGAATGTTCATTGACTTGAAGATCTTAATGCCTGCAATCTCAATGATTCCATTACCGCCCTGCAGTGCAGAACCTTGTACGTCCCTGTTAACAAGACCATTAGAACCGACAGCTTGTATCAATTCATAGTATTGTCTTGGGTTCAATACACCCACACGTCCGTCAGAACTTACGCCCTTTTCATCTAGTGCAGCAGCAGCATCATAGAAAGCATTGATCAATGAAGCTGATACATAAGCATCAGATGCTTGGTTGTTAGTACCAACACGGATTTGTGTACCACCTGGTTCAACGAAGTTAGTCTTCGTGATAGGTGATGCAGCTCTAGCACCACGTGCAATAGCACGGAACACTAGTCTGTCATATTTCTGAGCAAGAGCATATCCAATCTTCTTGGAAATCTCTCCTCTTAATTCGTAATGCGCAAGAGTCTCATCTAATTCATATACGAAGGCACTTGAGATAAGGAGATCATCAACAGTGATGGTCTTCTCAGCTACAGGTGGTGCTCCGTCAGAGTTACCAAGGATGCTGTTTCCAGGAGTATGGAATTCAGCTTTGGTGTGACCCGTGTAGATGAACTGCAATGATTTGCCGTTCTTTAGGGTTCTCTTTGTGACGAGATCTCTGGCTATAGCATTGTACTCAAAGCCTTTGAACATCTCACCTGAGAATAGCTTGAGATACAGTGCCCTTCTATCACCAGTGCTATTGGCAGCACCTGGCATAGTTACCGACGCTTGATGCGCGGTACTCTGTTGAGCCATGATCTAAAAATAAAGTAATGTGTGTATAAACAGTCTTCGATCGATCAAATTTTTGTGGTCTATCCCACCGTCTAGACGGCTAATGGTATCCTGCGTACAGGGCAAAAGCCAATGAAAGAGAGGTCCGACTCTGAGGTGCCTCTCCTCCTATTTACTCCTCTTCTTCATCAACTCCAGGTGGTTGGACATCACTAGGATTAGTATCTACTGGATCTCGGATGTCAATTTCTTGTGAAGGTGAATTAAATGAGAATGATGTAACAGACGCGGGAGCATCTGAACTTTGTTGTGACATTAGTATTCCTCTGTTTCACAAACTGGGCAGGATCTACAATGCTGATG